GGCATGGATTCGCTGTACATCGGTTACAGCGAGGACATGACCCGCGAATACATCGACGACTGCGCGATGTGGGCCAAGCACTTCAGCCAGGCGGTCGCGGCGCTCGGCGAGACCATGTTCGAGGACACCGACGAAAACGGCGACATCCGCAAGATCAAAGCCTTCCGCATCGAGTTCGCCAGCGGCTTCAAGGTGCTGGCCCTGTCTTCCCGGCCGCGCTCGATCCGCGGCAAGCAGGGCAAGGTGACGATCGACGAGGCCGCGTTCCATGACGATCTGCCCGGCCTGCTGAAGGCGGCGATGGCCATGCTGATCTGGGGCGGTCGCGTGCGCATCTTGAGTTCGCACAACGGCGAGGACAACCCGTTCAACCTGCTGTGCAAGGACATCCGCGCCGGCAAGCTGCCTTATAGGCTGTTTAAAACCACCTTCGACGATGCGCTCGACGCCGGGCTCTATGAGCGCGTCAAGCTGATCCAGGGGCCGCGCTTCAAGTTCGACACGCGCGACGCCTGGCGCGCCAGCATCCGCGGCAAATACGGCGACGGCGCGGCCGAGGAGCTGGACTGCATCCCGGCGATGGGCGGCGGCGTCTACCTGCCGCGCACACTGGTCGAGCATTGTCAGGTGGCCGATTGCCAGGTGATCCGCTGGGCCAAACCGCCGGAGTGGATGCTGAACCCCAACCGGCTGGCCGAAACCGACCGCTGGATCACCGACGTGTTGAAGCCCGCGGTTGACGCGCTGCCGAACGTTCGTTCGGTGCTGGGCCGTGACTTCGGCCGCAGCGGCGACTTGTCGATCGAGGGCGTCGCCCAGGAGATCGCGCCGCGCCGCTGGCGTGCGACGCTGACCGTTGAGCTGCGCCGCATCCCGTTCGACGTGCAGGAAAAAATCAATCTCTGGCTGTTGGCCCACCTGCCGCTGTTCCATCACGCGAAGTACGACGCTCGCGGCAACGGCCAGCAGCTGGCGGAGACCGCGCTGCAGAAATTCGGCGTGGCGCGTGTCGAGTGCGTGATGGCCACGCCCACCTGGTACGCGGAGCATTTCCCGTCCTACAAGGGCGCGCTCGAGGGCCGCAGTTTCGAGCTGCCGCGCGACGAAGACGAGATCGCCGACCACCGCCGCGTGGTGCTGAAGAACGGCTACCCGACGATGGACGCCGGCACCGACAAGGGCAGCGATGGCGAGCAGCGCCACGGTGACCGCGTGATCGCGCGCGTGCTGGCCTGGGCGGCCACGCGCTGCGAGGCGGTGCCGATCGAGTTTCAGTCGACGGGGGCGCGGCGACTAGGAGCGTCGATCGACGGACACCATATCCGGGCTGTCGACCAGGACCAGGGCTTCGGTGTGGTGCGCGGGGGCAATGACTTTGGAGGTTTCGCATGACCGACTATGTGCAGCTCGAATCCGGCATGGTGGTGCCGGTCAGTTTCGCGGAGGCCGCGAGCCGGCGGCCGGAGCGTGGCGAGGTGGCGACCACCCGCGACGGCCGCGACATCACCCGCGGCTATGTTTCGCCCTTCGAGCAGCTCGCGCCGCAGGACTCCGTGCTGCTCGCGCGCGGCGCCGGCAATTACCAAATCTACCGCGAGGTGCTGCGCGACACGCAGGTCGCCTCGACCTTCGGTCAGCGCCGGCTCGCCGTGGTGTCGAAGTCATGGGAAGTCGAACCCGGCGGCAAGCGCGCGATCGACAAGGCCGCGGCCGACTTCCTAAAAACGCAGCTGCAGGGCGTGGGCTGGGATCGCGTCACCGCCGCGATGCTCTACGGCGTGTTCTACGGCTACGCGGTGGCCGAGATGCTGTGGGGCCGCGACGGCCGCTACATCACCATCGACGCCATCAAGGTCCGCGATCGCCGCCGCTTCGCCTTCGACGGCGCGATGCAGCTGCGGCTGCTGACGATGTCGCAGCCCAGCCCCGGCGAGCTGCTGCCGGAGCGCAAGTTCTGGCATTTCTGCACCGGCGCCGATCACGACGACGAACCCTACGGCCTCGGCCTCGCGCACTGGCTCTACTGGCCGGTGTTCTTCAAGCGCAACGGCATCAAGTTCTGGCTGATCTTCCTGGAGAAGTTCGGCCAGCCGACGGCCAAGGGCAGCTACCCCGGCAGCGCGACGGCGGCCGAGAAATCGAAACTGCTCGACGCCCTGCAGGCGATCAGCACCGATGCCGGCGTGATTATCCCGGAAGGCATGGCCATCGAGCTGATCGAAGCCGCGCGATCGGGAACAGCAGACTACACCGAACTGCACGACCGCATGGACGCGGCGATCAGCAAGGTGGTGCTCGGGCATACCGGATCTAGCGATGCGACACCCGGCCGGCTCGGCGGCGAAGACAACGCAGACGCCGCGTTGCACGGCATAGTGAAGTCCGACGCCGATATCGTCTGCGAATCCTTCAACCGCGGCCCGGCGCGCTGGCTGACCGAGTGGAACTTCCCCGGTGCGGCCGTGCCCCGCGTGTGGCGGCAGATCGACGACGGAGAGGATCTGTCCAAGCGTTCCGAAGTCGACAAGAACCTGCACGAGATGGGCTACGAGCCGGAGTCCATCGAGCAGATCAACGAAATCTACGGCGGGCGCTGGGTCAAGAAAGCCCCCGCGGTACCGCCGCCGGTCGGTGCGCCCGTTCCCGGCGCGCCCGTCGCCGAGTTCGCCGAACCGCCAGCAGGCGTCGCCGCGGCCGTTGCCGAGCAGCTGGCGCTGGCCGCCGGGGCCGAGAAACTCAGCGCGCAATGGGAGGCGCTGCTCGGCGACCAGGTCGCGCAGCTGGTCGCCTTCGCCGAAGAGTCCGGCGACCTTGAAACCTTCCGCGACCGGCTGGTCGAGCTGCTGCAGGGACCGCCCTCGCCGAAGGTGGTCGAGTCGCTGGAGCGCGCCGGCTTTACCGCGCAACTGATGGGGTTCACCAGTGGCGATCGCGGCGCGGTTTGATCTGGCGCCGGAGAAGGCCGTCGAGTTCTTCCGCGGGAAAGGCCTCGCGGACTCGTTCGCCTGGCAGGACATGCTGCACGAGGAGCACGACCGCGCCTTCACCATCGCCAAGATGCTGGACCTGGATCTGCTGTCCGACGTGAAACGCTACGTCGACAAAGCCATCAGCGAAGGCTGGACGCGCCGCCGCTTCATCGACGAGCTGATGCCGACGCTGATCAACCGCGGCTGGTGGGGCCGCGGCGAAATGCTTGACCCCGAAACAGGCGATACCGTCGAGGTGCAACTCGGCAGCGTGCGCCGGCTGCGCACGATCTACGACGTCAACCTGCGCACGTCCTACGCGGCCGGCCACTGGGAGCGCATCAACACCAACGCCCGCCGCGCGCCGTACGTGATGTATTCCGCGGTGCTCGACGACCGCACGCGGCCGGCGCACCGCGCCTGGCACGGCAAGGTGCTGCGCCACGATGACCCGTGGTGGAAGACGCACACGCCGCCCAACGGCTGGAACTGCCGATGCACCGTGATCCAGCTCTCCGATCGGGATCTGCAACGCCTGGGCAAGGAAGGCCCGGACGAGGCGCCACCCAGCGAGACGCGCGAATGGACCAACCCGCGCACCGGCGAAGTGCTGCAGGTGCCCGTCGGCGTCGATCCCGGCTGGGGCTATGCGCCGGGCGACTCCCGGCGCGCGGCTGCGCTCGATCTGGCGCGGGAGAAGCTCGCCGTCGCGGATCCCGCGTTCAAGGCTGTCGGCATCAAGCCCTTCGAACCGCCGGCCAGGAAGCCGTCGCGATGATCGAACCGCGCATCGAAATCGACAGCGCCGAAGTCACGGCCGCGTTCAACCGGCTGCTGCAGTTCGCGCGCGATCCACGCGAGGGGCTGGACGCCGTCGGCCGCGTCATGAAAACCAAGGTGCAGCTGGGCTTCCACACCGGCACCGACCCGTATGGCAAGCCCTGGGCGCCGTTGAAGTCCCGCAGTGGCCAGCCGCTGCGCGACTCCGACAACCTGATGGGCAGCTTCGATTATCACGTCGAGGGCAACAGCGTCGAGATCGGCACCAACATGCCCTACGCGCCGACGCACCAGCACGGCGCAACGATCCGGCCGAAGAGTTCGGACCCCAAGGCGCGGCTGTTCTTCCTGGTCAACGGCGTGCCGGTGTTCGCGCGCGAAGTGAAGATCCCGCCGCGCGAGATGCTGCCGCTCGACGGGCTGCCGGCCGACTGGGAAGAAGACATCGTCGACGCGATCGAAGGCGTGATCGCGGATCAGTGGGCGGGATGATTTTTTAACCGCCGTTAAAAGACCTTCAACGACCACAGCGGGAGACTTCGAATCGTGAAACAACTGCAGATATTCAAACCCGGAAAACACACCGATGTCAAAGGCATCGTCCTCGACTTCACCGAGGACATGCTGCGCGCCTGCGCGGCGGCCTACGACCCGGCCAAGCACGAAGCGCCGCTGGTGGTCGGGCATCCGAAGATGGACGGTCCGGCGTACGGCTGGGCCAAGTCCGTCGTGTATGCCGACGGCGCGCTCGCCGTCGATCCCGACCAGGTCGATCCGCAGTTCGCCGAAATGGTTAACGCCGGCCGCTTCAAAAAAATCTCGGCGAGCTTCTATCTGCCCGACGCGCCGAACAACCCGGCTCCCGGCCAGCTGTACCTGCGCCACGTCGGCTTCCTCGGCGCGCAGCCTCCGGCCGTGAAGGGCCTCAAGTCGGCCAGCTTCGCCGGCAGCGACGAGGGCGTTGTCGAGTTTGCCGACCTCGCGCCGTGGCGCATGCGTTCGCTCGGCACGCTGTTGCGCGGCCTGCGCGAATGGATCATCAGCAAGAACACCATCGATGAAGCCGACCGCGTCATGCCCGGCTACCTCATAGACGACATCGAATCTGCGCCTGAGGAGAAGTCCGTCCCCGCCGCATTCGCCGAACCTGAACAGGAGAGCACCATGTTGACCAAGGAACAGGAAGCCGCAGCCGCCAAACTGAAGGCCGACCAGGAAGCCCTGGACCGCAAGACCGCTGAATTCGCCGAGCGCGAAAAGCGCGTCAAGGCCGCGGAAGAAAAAGCGCGCCTCGACGGCATCGCCGAATTTGTCGCCACGCTGGTCAAGGCCGGGAAGATCCTGCCGCGCGACCAGGCCGGCTTGGTGGCCTACATGGCCGGCCCGAATGAAGCCGGCGTGATCGAGTTCGGCGAGGGCGACGACAGAACCTCCACGCCGCCGGCCGACTGGCTGCGCGACTTCCTGGAAGCGCTGCCGAAACAGGTCGACTACCAGGAGCGCGCCGGCGCCGAAGACGAACCGGCCGGCACCGTCAGCTTTGCTGCGCCCAGCGGCTATGCCGTCGATCCGCAGCGGCTGGAGCTGCACAACAAGGCGCTGGCGCACATGGCCAAGCACCCGAACACCACTTACGACGCCGCGCTCGCCGCGGTGAAGTAACCGAAGCCATACGGTCTTAAAAGCCGATCCCACCCGCACACAGGAGTAACCGAACATGAGCCGTCAATCCACCCCGATTCTGAAGCACACCCTTACCGCCGGCGGCGTCATCGCCGCCAACCGTTTCGTCACGCCCGCTGGCGCACAGGCCGGCGCCGACGCCAACACGCTGGGCGTGGCCACACTCGCTGCGGCCGCCTCCGGCGACGAGATCCCGGTCACCGTCCTCGGCACCGAAGTGGTCGAGGCCGGCGCGGCGGTCGCGGCTGGCGCCACCATCAAGTCCGACGCCTCCGGCCGCGCTATCACCTGGGTGACTTCCGGCGCGAAGGTCGGCATTGCCCTCGAGGCCGCGGGCGGCGCCGGCGAGTTCATCGAAGTCCTGCTGGTCCCGAACGCCGCGTAACGGCCGCCGATTCAGCAGCCACCTGATCAACACCGCACTTATCCCGAGCCACCAGGAGAACGTCACATGAAACTGTCTTATCGCAACCATCTGCTGATCGCGCTGGCGATCGGCGTCGCAGCCGCGCTGCTGTTCGCCACCGGCGTGATTCATCCGTCGCCCGAAGCCTACGGCGGCATGGTCCTCGCCAACATGACTGCAGCCACCGCGCGCGTCATCGACCCGGTGCTGACCACCGCGGCGCAGGGTTACAAGAACGCTGATTTCGTCGGCGACGCGCTGTTCCCGGCCGTCCCCGTCGACCAGCGCGGCGGCAAGATCATCACCTTCGGCAAGGAGGATTTCCGCCTCTACGCCACCGGCCGCGTCCCCGGCGCCAACACCAAGCGCGTGCAATTCGGTCACACCGGTGCATCGTTCGCCCTGGAGCAGCACGCACTGGAAGGCGTCGTGCCTTTCGAGATCATGCAGGACGCCAACCAAGTGCCCGGCATCGACATGGGCCGCGTCGCGGTGATGAAGACGCAGAACATCGTCGCACTACGCAAGGAAAAGGCGCAGGCGGACCTGGCCACCACTGCGGCTAACTACCCGGCCGCAAACAAGGTGACGCTCGCCGGCACCGACCAGTGGAGCGACTACGCCAACTCCGACCCGGCGGATGACGTCGAGACGGCCAAGGAAGCGGTCCGAACCCAGATCGGCCGTCGCCCGAACACGATAGTGATGGGGGCGGCGGTGTTCGCCAAGCTGCGGCAGCACCCGGACATCCTCGATCGCATCAAGTACACCGGCCGCGACAACGCGACGCCGGAGCTGCTCGCCAACCTGTTCGGCGTACAGCGCGTGCTGGTCGGCGACGCGGTCTACGAGAACGCCGCCGGCACGATGACCGATGCCTGGGGCAAGTTCGTGGTGCTGGCCTACACCGAGATCGGCAGCCTCGCTGACATGGGTCTGCCGTCGTTCGGCTACACCTACCAGCTGCGCGGTCACCCGATCGTCGAGATGCCGTATCAGGACCGGAACGCCAAGAGCTGGGTGTATCCGGTGACCGACGAGAACCAGCCGGTCATCGCCGGCAGCACCGCCGGTTATCTGATCAGCGCGGCGATCGCCTGATCTACGGCGCCCTGATTGAAGCCCTCCCTTCGGGGAGGGTTTTGACCAGCGCACCGATTCCACTCACGGAGACCGCCATGCCGAAATACACCGTTGCTTCACCGATCAAGTTCAAGGGAAAGCGCCGCGAAATCGACAGCAGCGTCGAGATGTCCGAAGACGACGCGAAGCCGCACGTTGAGTCCGGGGTATTACTGCCCGCCAGAATCTCCAAGAAGGAAGAGCTGGAGGCCAAGGCGAAAGCTGATGCCGAAGCCAAGGCGAAAGCCGATGCTGAAGCGAAGGCGAAAGCCGATGCTGAAGCGAAGGCGGCCGAGGACGAAAAAAAGAAGTAACGGCTGTCGATGACCTACGCAACCCAGCAGAACATGATCGATCGCTTCGGCGAGCAGGAGCTGATCGAACTGACCGACCGCGCAACGCCGGCTACCGGCGCGATCGTGACGGCGGTGCTGGACCGCGCCCTAGCCGATGCCGATGCCGAGATCAACGGTCACCTGTCCGCAAAATTCACGCTGCCACTGGACCCGGTGCCGACGGTGATGGAGCGCCTGGCCTGCGACATCGCGCGGTATTACCTCTACGACGATCGCGTGACCGACGCCGTCAAGGACCGCTTCAACAACGCGATCAAGTTCCTGAAGGGAGTGGTGTCGGGCGAGATCAGCATCGGCGTGGACGCCGCGAACGAAACGCCTGGCGTGGCCGGCGGCCCGCAGACCGTCGCGCCGGACCGTGTATTTACCCAGGACAGCCTGAGTGACTACTGATGCCCACGATCGCGCTGTTCGATCCGGATCTGGTAGTGGCGCGACTGCAGGCGCAGGTGTCGGCGCTGCGCAAGGTTTCCGGTGCAGCGGACTTCGCAGCGGCGCAGGCGGTGCTGCGGCAAACGCCTGCGGCGTTCGTGATCGAGACCAACAATCGCGCTACGCCCAGCCGCACCGGCACGGAAGTCGTCAGCCAGGAAACGGAGATCCGCTTCGGCGTGATCCTCGCCGAGCAGAACCTGCGCGATCCGCTTGGCGGCACGGCGAAAACGGCCATGAACGTGTTGCGGGAGTCGGTAGTGGGTGCGCTGCTCGGCTGGAAGCCGGAAGCGGACTACGACCCCTGCGAATACGCCACCGGCCGGCTGCTGTTGATGAACGACCAAGTGTTGTGGTGGCAGGACGAGTTTGTCACCCGGACGCTACTGAGGAGCGTGTGACATGAAAAAAGACGAACACCAGGGACAAGGCGGCAGCTTCGTGATGCAGGACGGCAAGCGCGTCCGCATGCAGGAGCCGACGAAGCCCAGCGACACAGGCGGCGCGCGCGATGCGGGCGGTACGCCGCTGCCCGGCACGGTGCCGCCCCGGCACGAACGCCAGCCGCCGCCGGCAGAGGCGGTTCCCCCCGCCCGCCAGCGCAAGACAGCGACTGATTAACGGAGACCCAAATGCTCAAAGCCAAACGCAAAGTCATCACCGCGAAAATCGAAGCGGTCTACGGGACCGACTCGGCGCCCGCCGTCGGCACCGATGCGATGCTGGTCCACAACTTTAGCGCAACGCCGAAGCAGATGCGCTACGTAGAGCGCGATCCAGCGCTGCCGTTCTTCGGAAACGACGGCATGATTAAAGTCGGCGAGACGATGCAGATGCAGTTCGACGTCGAAGTCGCCGGCGCTGGCGCCGTGGCCGATGTTCCGAAGTTCGCACCGCTGCTGCGTGGCTGCGCGCTGGCGGAGACCATCACGCCGATCACCGGTCCGGTAACTTACGACCCGATCACCAGTGCCGAGGAATCGCTGTCGGTTTACTTCTACTGGGATGGCCTGCTGCACAAGATGCTGGGCGCGCGCGGTTCGATCGGCTGGGTCTTCTCGGCTGGGCAGATCCCGATGAAGCGATTCACCTTCGAGGGGCTCTATGGCGGCGTCACCGATGTTGCCTTGCCGGTTCCCACGCTTACCGGCTGGCAGCGGCCGCAGGCAGTAAACAAGGCGAACACGACCTTCTCGCTGCACGGCTACACGGCGGTGTTGCGCGAGCTGTCGGTCAATCAGGGCAACGTGATGCAGTACGTCAACGCGCCCAACAGTGAGCAGATCCGCTTCATCGACCGCAAGACCCGCGGCAGTGTGACCATCGAGATGCCGCTGATCGCCGGCAAGAACTTCTTTTCGATTATCGACACGGAGACTGTCGCCGCGCTGGCCCTGGTGCACGGCACGACCGCCGGCAACAAGGCGTTGTTCGACGCCGGCCAGGTGCAGCTTACCAACCCGTCTTACAGCGAGGGCGACGGCACGGCGATCCTGCAGATGGGGCTGGAATTCCGGCCGACGGCCGCTGGCAACGACGAGTTCAGTTACGCAACGCAGTAACCACGGTCACCCACACCACTGAGGCCGCGGAACAGGCGCCGCGGGATAAAAGCAAAGCGGGTGTTTTGGTGGGCGGCCGAGAGGCGCGGCCCACCGTTTTTTGAGAGAGGCTTTAACTCATGTTCAAGATCACGAAAAACCGGCGTATCGAATGGCCGGTCACGATCCAGGTGCCGCAGCCCGGCGGCAAGACCATCGAGCGTGTGGCAGACGTCGAATTCGAGGATCTGCCGCAGTCCGAGCAGGACCGGATTTACCAGGACGGTGGCGATGACGTGACGCTGATGAAGCGCGTCGTCAAGGGCTGGGGTGCCGGCCAGTTCAAGGACGAGGCCGACAACGACATCGGGTTCAGCGATGAGAGTCTTGCGCTACTGCTCGACATCGCCTATGTGCGCAACGGCTTCATCAAGGCATACCTGGAACTGCACGGCGGGAGGGCTGCGGCAAGAAAAAACTGATGGAAGCCGCGAGGCACTGGGCCACGATTTACACCAGTGCGCGCGGCGGCGACGATGAAGCTGCCGAGGATATGCGCCGGTCCGGCAGCAGCGAGGACGAGATCCGGGCGGCGCTGGGTGATGACGAGGACACGACTTTCGGAGTCTGGCAGGACAATGCTGAAACGGTTGCAATCTTCATGTCGCTGCAGACGCAATGGCGCGTCGGGCCGATGGGTGGCTACCTGGGCTTCGACTACCCCGGCATGCAGGCGGCCCTGACCATGCGTGGTGTGAAAACCAAGTCGCGCCGGCAGACGTTTGAAGACCTCCAGGCGATGGAGCGCGCCGCCCTGCGCGTTCTGAACAAGAAGCCATGACCGGCGTCGTCCTCGGGCTTCGTTTTACCGCCGATCACCGCGAGCTGCAGGCCGCGGCAGACAAGGGTGTCGCCGCGATCCAGCGCACGGGCGAGGCCGCAAAGCGCGCCAACGACGAATCCCGCCGCGCGGCCCAGCAGTACACCGACACGCTGCGTAAGCAGGCAGATACGCTCGGCATGTCGCGCAGCCAGGTGCTGGCCTACGAGGCGGCTCAGCACAAGCTCACCGATGCACAGCGCCAGTCTGTGCAGGCATCGATCCAACAGATCAACGCTTACGACAAGAAGTCCGCAATCCTCGCTCGCGTGCGGATCGCCGCAGCTGCGGCCGGCACCGCTTTGGGTGTTGCGTTCGTCGCCGGTGCCAAGGCAGCAGTCTCTGCAGCTGCAGAAGCGGAACAAGCACAAATGCGGCTGGAGGCCGTGTTGAGGGGGACCGGTTATGCGGCCGGGTTCAACGGTGACCAGCTCGACAAGATGTCCACCAGGATGCAGGACCGTCTGGGCATCGATGGCGACGAGATCAAGAAGTCTATGGCCATGTTGCTGACTTTCCGTCAGGTCGGCCGGGAGAGCTTCGAGGAGGCGCTTACCGTCGCCGCGAACATCTCCGCGGTGATCGGCACGGATCTGCAATCGTCGGTGCTGCAGCTGGGCAAAGCCCTCGAAGATCCCGAACAGGGCCTGACAGCGCTGACCCGGTCGGGCGTCAGCTTCACCGCCGCGCAAAAAGAAATGATCAAGGGCATGGTCGAGACCGGCAATCAGGCCGAAGCGATCACCACGATTCTTCAGATCATGAAATCGCAAGGCCTTGACGGTATCGCGGAGGCGATGAACACCGGCGTCACCGGTGCGTCGAATGACCTTAAAAACTCATGGAACGATCTGCTGGAGTCGATCGGAAAAACTCCGGCTGTGAGTGGTCTCGTAAACTCGGCGCTGAGTGGTGTTGCCTCGTCTTTAAAGGATATTCGTATCCTGCTTGACGAGGGCGACTGGACCGACTTGGCTTACATCATGAACCCGCTCGCATTTGCGGGGCGTGGCAAGCGCGTAGCGGAGCTTCGGGCTGGCGTCGAGGGGCGAGAGGCGCAGAACGCCCGAGAGCTGGCGCGCGGTGGCGTCGGTGCCAGTGTGGCGGCGATCGAGGAAAACCGGCGCGTGCAGGCCGCACAGGAGAAAGCGTCGGAGTTCCTAGCCCGCTTCCGCACCGACAATGAAAAACTGGAAGCGGAGCTGAGGAAATGGAACCGGCTTGCCGACCAGTCGAACATGACCACTGCCCAGCGCGCCGAGGGCGAAGCGCGTATTCGGGCGGCCGCTGCGAAGAAAGGCAGCCAGAGCGCCAGCGCCGGCGCGCAGCTGATCTCCAGCCTCAAGGAGCAGATCGCGCAGCTCGAGGGAGACGGCGGCGCGTACGACAAGGTGATGCGCCAGCTCGCCGATTCCAACAAGAAATACACCGCCGCTGAACGGGAGTCGATCGAGGCGCTGGCGCTGAAGCTGAAAACGCTGAGCGAGGCGAAAGTCCTCAACGCGGCCCAGGTCAAGGCCGCGGAAGACCTGGTGCGCCGCTGGGAGCAGGAAGGCGAAGTGCTGGCGCGGCTGAACGAGTCGATGAGCCAGCAGGCGCAGGGCCTGCAGCTGGAGATCGACCTGATGGGGGCGAGCGACGCCCAACGAGAGAAAACAATTGCCCTAAAGCAACTCGAAAACAAGTTTGATCGGGAAGCCGCCGGGCTATCGGCGGAAAAATACGAGGAAGCGCATCGCCTCTACCTGCTGGAGCGCGATCGCATCTCCGACCTCCTCGACCAGCGCGCCGGCGCGCAGGCGCGCAAGAAGGCACTCGACGACGCGAAGGCCGAACAAAAGCGGTTCAACGACGACCTGGCGCGCGGCCTGACCGATTCGATTTTCCGCGGCTTCGAGGGCGGGAAGTCGTTTGCCCGGAATTTCTGGGACTCGATGAAGAACATGGCCAAGACCACCATCCTGCAGCCGGTGGTGAAGTTCCTAGTCTCGCCGGTGACGTCGGCGATCGGCGGCGCGCTGGGCGCAATCCTGCCCGGTAGCGCCGGCGCGAGCTCGCATGTGATGGGCGGCGGCATCGGTGGCGGCATCGGCCAGGGCCTCGGTGGTCTGGGCAACTTGGGCAGCCTGTTCAGCGGCGACGGTCTCTCCGCGCTGGCCGGCATCCCGAACGCCATGTTCCAGAACGCCGGCGTGAGCATGGGTTCCCAGTTCATCGCGGACATCGGCAACTTCGGCTTCGGCGCGCCGGTGATGGGCGGCGTGATGAACCTGCTGGCCGGCAACGTCAAGGGCGCCGTCGGCAGCGCGGCGCTGGGCACACTGGGCACCATGTTCGGCGGGCCGATCGGCGGCGCGATCGGCAGCGCCGTCGGCAGCCTGTTCGGCGGCAGCAAGAAAACCCCCGCCTACTTCACCAGCGCCGATGTCAGCGCGGTGGCCAATGCGCAGGGCGGTTATGTGTCGAGCGCGACGGCGAACTCGCAGAAGGGTGATCGCTGGGGCTTCAACTACGACCTGGCCTCCGTCATTCAAGGGTCCATTCGCGATCTTTACAAGGAGATCGACAGCCTGGGCACCCGGCTGGGCCGCGATACCAGCGCGCTGTGGACCACTCAGGTTCCGTTCAGCTTCAAGGCGACTGGCGACATGGTCGGCCCAACGATCGAGGGCGCGGTGGCCGGCTTCCAGGAGAGTCTCGGGCATCTCTCGGATCAACTGGTGCGGACCGTGGTGCCGAATCTCGACGCCTTTGCCCAGGCCGGCGAGACGGCCACCCAGACCCTCGCGCGCATGATCATGATGCAGGAACAGGCTCAGGCCCAACTCACCGGCGCCGTGCGCAACCTGCCGGGTCAGCTCGGCATCACCAGTCTCGATGGCACCCGCAACGCGCTGGCCATGTCGGAATACGTCTCGCCGATCGATCGCCTCTCCACCGCGCGCTCGCTGCTGACCGACACCTACAACCGCGGCCTCGCTGGCGACCTGACGGCCGTCAGCAGCTACGGCTCGCAGCTACAGCAGGCGCTGACGCTGGGCCGCGAGGTCGGCGCCTCCGGGCCCGCGTTCCAGGCGCTGTTCCAGGAGGGCAACCGGCAACTGAATGACCTGCTGGCGCGGCAGCAGCAGATCCAGACCGAGATGCTGCAGGGCATTGACCTGTCGATCATGCAGGCGGCGCAGGATCAGGTCGCGGAGCTTAAAAAGGGCTTCAAGGCGATGGTGGACGAATTGGCCGCCCTGCGCGGCGACGTGCGGAAGCTGGCGGCATGAGCGCGAAAGACCGGTTTTTCGCATGGATGCGCGCCACGGCCACGTCTGCGGACAAGGAAGTGCTGGCCCGCCGGCAGCAGAAGATCCAGGCCGAGATGCTGCAGGACATCGATGTGGCGATTGTCCAGGCCTCGCAGGACCAGATCGCGGAGCTTAAAAAGGGTTTCAAGGCGATGGTGGATGAGCTGAACGGCCTGCGTAAGCCCAAACCGGAGAACCCCGCATGAGCTGCTTCGGTGTCGACGGCTTCGGCGAAGAGGCGTTCGGTGTCAGCGAGCATGTTGACGCCGACAACTCCGCGTTCCGTGCCTTCCTTGAGCAGGTCAGCGCACAGCGGGTGTGGCTGCTGGAGATCGACGCGCTGCCGCTCGCCCCTGTCGATTCGCTCTCCAGTGCCTTTGGCGAGGCCGCTTTCGGTGAATCCGGCTTTGGCGATGATGAGTCGGGCAACGTGGCCGGCATCCGCACCCTGCGCTGGTCCACCCACGGCTACACCTCGCACAGCAGCGACACGCCAGCGAGCGTGCATTTCGACGGCCGCATCGCGGGGTTCCGCGTCGAGCGCGATATCGCAGGCCGTGACGGCATCGGCGGCCTTGCGCGCGTGTTCGCGGAGCTGAGCCTGGTTAACGCCGACGGCGGACTGGACGGCCTGACCGATGACTACGCGCTCGACGGCCGCACGGTGCGCATTCTGGTGGGTGACCTCAACTCGGCTTATGCGGAGTTCGGCACGGTCTTCACCGGCGTGGTCGAGGACGCGGAGATCTCGGACCGCGAGCTGCGGTTCCGGTTTTCCGACGGCATGGCGCGGCTCGAGCTGCCGATCCAGAACAACCGCTATCTCGGCACCGGCGGCCTCGAGGGCGGCGCGGACCTGAAGGGCAAGCCGAAGCCGCTGTGTTACGGCCGGGCCTACAACGTGGCGCCGGTGCTGGTAGACGCTTTCAACCTGATCTACCAGGTGCACGACGGCGCGATTCAGGATGTGCCGGCCTTCCGCGATCGTGGTGTGGCGCTGACCAAGGTCGGCAGCGCGCCGGCACCGGGTGAATACATGGTCGACACTGCCACCGGCACGGTGCAGCTCGGCGCCATGCCCGACGGCGAGCCGACCTGTGACGTCGAAGGTGACACGCCCGCCGCAGGCTACACGGAGCGCCTGGCGGTGATCGCGCAGCGCATCCTCGCCGGCAAGCTCTACACCTCGGAGATCGACACCACGGCCTTTGCCAACCTGAACGCCCTGATCGAGGCGCCGGTGCAGGTCTTCGTCGGTGCGGAGGAGCGCACGGCCGCATCGGTGCTGGAGACCCTGTTCGCCGGCGCGGGCTGCTTCGCGGGGTTCTCGCGCCAGGGTGTGTTCACCGCCGGGCGCCTGTCGGACCCGGCCGCCGACGCGCCGGTGATCGAACTCGACAGCGTCGACATCGTCACGCTGTCACGAGAGCCGCTGCCCGAGCCGGTGGAGCCGATTGCCTGGGCTGTGGCCGTGGGCTGGCGGCTGAACCATACCGTGCAGTCCGACATCGCCGCGCTGGCTTCCGATGCCGATCGCGCCTTCGCGGTCGAGCAGTGGCGTGTGGCCCGCGCGGAGAACTCCGCAGTGCAGAGCCGCCACCTGCTCGCGCGGGAATACGGCCCGGTGCAGTCGCCCTTTGTGGATGCCGCAGACGCGGAGGATGAAGCCGACCGCCTGTTCGCCCTGTGGGGCGTGCAGCGGGCCCGCTACCGGGCCGGCACCCATGCCAAGGGCATGCTCGCCGACGTCGGCCGCACCGTGCTGATCACGCACCCGCGGCACCGGCTGCAGTTCGGCCGCGCCGCGCGCGTGGTCGGGCAGACCATTGAAATGAGCCGCACCGAGCTGCGGGTGATTGTGTGACCAAGGAACACTTTAAGCGGAGCGGTGCGCCATGCTGATCGGATGGATCAACCGGGCCGACAGCGCGCTGCTGTCGGCCAGCTCCGAGCTGGCGACGCTGCCGGGCTCGAACGTGCAGCAGGCGCACGTCTCCCGCGCCTGGCATACGGCGGCGGGGGTGAAATCGGCCTACCTGCTACTGGACATGGGCTCGGCGCTGGACTGCCGGCTGCTGGCGCTGCTGGGCACGAACCTGACCGCGGCCGCGGAGATCCGCGTGCGGGCGTCCGATGCGGACCCGACGGCCACGTCGAGCCTGCTGCTCGACAGCGGCACGCTCCCGGCCACGGCCAAGGCCGGCTACGGCCAGAGCTACCACGACCTCGCCGGTGCCACGGCGCGCTACTGGCGCATCGACATCGAGGACACCACGGTCGAGGACAACCTGCAGATCGGCCGCGTCTTCCTCGGCCCGCGCTGGAAGCCCAGCAGCAACCAGGAATACGGCTGGCAGGTGACGCCGCTCGATCCCTCCGAGGTCATTGAGTCCTGGGGCGGCCAGGAATACGCCGACGAACGGCCGCAGCGCCGGCAACTGCAGTTCACGCTGAACTGGATGGACGAGGCGGAGATGTACGGCAACGCCTTCGCGATGGCGCGCGCGGCCGGCGTGGTGCGCGATGTGGTGGCGGTGCATGACAGCTTGGGCGGCGGCACCTACCTCAACGAGCAGTCGGTCTTCGGGAAGCTGCAGGCCTCGGAGCCGCTGGTGCACCAGAACGCGCGGATTTTCAGGCAGAAATTCACTGTGAAAGAGGCCCTGTAATGGCACAAATGGTTGTCGACGAGCGGATCCACGAGACCGCCAACATCACCGGCACCGGGGAATACACGCTCGCCGGCGCCGCCACTGGCAAGCAGCCGCTGTCGGTGATCGGAGCGAACAATTACGCCCCGATCTTCGTCACTGACGACATCAACTGGGAGTTCGGACTCCTCACCTATGTCTCCGGGCCCGGCCGCGCCCAGCGCACGCACATCTTCGCCAGCAGCAACGGCGGCGCGGCCGTCAACTGGAACAACGCGACCGTCAAGCTCAAGTGCGGCTGGCCGGCGTTCCTGACGCAACACCGGCAGGTGTCGAAGTCGGTGGCCGGCAGCTCGAACGTCACCCTGACCGCGCTGGAGCAGCGCTGCAAGCAACTGATCCTGACCGGCGCGCTGACCGGGAACATCCAGGTCATCGTCGACGACACGAAGTGGGGCTGGACGATCTACAACAACACCTCCGGCGCTTATACCTTGACCGTGAAGACGGCATCCGGCACCGGGGTGATGATCAAGCAGGGCAAGCGCGCCGCGGTCGAGTGCGACGGCGCGAATGTTGTGCCCCTCACGAACCAGAACCTGATCCGCGGCGCGTTCCTGACGCGCAGCAGTAACACCATTCTGGGGCTGGATAATCACGGCGACACGATCAATGTCACCGCCAGCTATACCCAGACGCTGGGCGCCGCGGCCACATTGGGGGAGAACTGGTTCACCGATTTCATCGTCGACAGCGGCGCCACGCTGACCATCGACCCCAACAGCACCGAGACCGTGGACGGCAGCGCGACCAAGGCCATCGTCGGGCCGGCGCAGGGGCGGCTGGTGTGCACCGGCTCGGCATTCCGGACGATCGGGTTTGTGACCGCTGATGCGCCGGTGGCGGGGGATGTGCTTCGGGCGGTCACGGCGACAGATGCCGGCGGCACGACGACATCCACTTCTCTGGTCAATGTGAACGGATCGAACAAGTCGATCACCCCGAGGAACGCGGAAAGCACGCTTTTGATTGAAGTTACTTTTCAAGGATCAATCGGTGTCGTCGGAGGGGTAAACACCACCGCATATTTTCAGTTGTATGACGTTGAGAACGCGGTTTTGATTGGCGCGAACTATTTTCTTTCTGCGCCAAGTGGCGCAGGCGGAAACGGCGCACAAGCGCCAATCACGGTTCGAGCAAGTATTTCAAACTCAGTCACAACAGCCAGATCTTTTCAGCTTCGCGCACGGACAGATAATTCCTCTGGAGCCGCTGGCGCGCAAAACATGCTTTGGTCAATCACCGAGATTAAATCATGATGATTCAGGTTCCGGTTTATATAGACATCCCTGAGGAACAGCTTATTCCGGGGCCGCAGGGTATTCAGGGTGACCCTGGGGCGGACGGCATTAACAGCTCGGCGTGGAAATACACATCGGTGCCGGGCGACAACAAAGCGGCATTTCAAGCGTTCATCGCTGATGCAGTAGCGGCCGGCGTCAAGTCCGTCAGCATTGGCGCGGAGTGGATTGAATTTCACTCAAAGCCGGATATTCCGGCGGGAATGAGAATCACCGGAGAAAATAGCAGCGAGTCGGCTTTGGTGCGCTGCTATTCGGGGGATTTCATACAGTTTTCTTCCGGCTTCAATGGCGGACTGCACAAACTGGCGATTTATGCCGCATCGGGAACCAGTGGAGGCGCTGGGCTTTTGCTTCGCGCAACGGCATCCCTATCACCTGATTATTCTTCTTTTTCTGACCTCGTTATTACAGGGGCAGGCACTTGGGCATGGCCTCTTTTTATAGACGGCACTCAACGGGCATCGCCGCAGGGCGTGCGTGATCTTGATTTCAGGAACATCAATCTGTTCTGCGGAACGCTCGGCGCACTTCAAATCGCCAATGGTGTTGGCGTTACTTTCACCGGGCTTGGCGCTTATCCCGCCGGCGGTTCCAGCGGGAACGTATATATAGGCAGCGGCAGCAATACGGTCAATTTGATTGCGGCCAATGTGCAGGGTGAGTTGAATTTGGTGAACCTCCAAAAGCTTGTTTTTTCGGGGCACCTTATTTCCCTGAACTCTGCCGGAAGCGCAAGCAAATGCCACATCAGCGGAACACATGGTGGCGGCGCAATCGTCAATAACTTGAGCAACAGTGTTGTTGATTTGCTTTAGCTGATGCAGGCGCGGTCAGCAGTGCGCTCGTGGCGAGTGCCCGGATTACGATGATTTGAACCACAAATTCTTATAACGCGAGGCAATTCTGATGAACGGCACGACGATCATTTCAGAGTGGCAAGGTGCCGGAGTCGGCATGCGGTTCCTCAACGCGGTGTGCGAGATGTGGCGCCGCGGGGAGAACAGATACGGCAAGCCCATGCCCAGCCTGTTCCACACATCGCACCCCGGCCTTGCGGCCGCTTTACGGCGCGACCCAAAGTGGACGCAGGTCAGTGCGGCGCTGTGCGGGGACAACAAAGCCCGGTGCGCGGCCTCGCTGGCCACCAGTGCGGCGAGGAACGGCAAGAGCTCGGCCGGCAGCGGCTTTGGCGGGCATTTCCGGGCGGTCCAGGGGTTCCGCTACCTGGGCGCTGAACCCGGCCTTAAAGGCCCTTAAAATGGCCAAAATGCCGGTTTTCAAACCAAGTGGCGCAAAATCTCAAACCAAGTGGCGCGTTACACCGGTGTCGGCCTGCGCCTGTCCTTCGGCAAGAGCGTCAGCCTGCGGGTCGACCTGGCGCAGATCCTCAAGGCCCACGGCACCCGCCAGACCGACGACCAGCGCTTGAGCACCAGCCTCGCGATCATCTACTGA